CCTAAGTTTTGTCGATTAGATTCAGTCCATGTATTTTGAACTGTTTCACCAATGAAATCTGTTTGCCAACCACCCCAATCAACTTCACTAAATCCAGTTTGAACATTAATTCCTAATTCTTGAATTGCTTGATCATACTCCCCAGTTTGTTCAATTACATTTGCATCAACTCTCTTTGTATCTGTCCAAGTATCAGAATCTGGATTTAATTTAATATCTCCTTGATAGAATACAATCAAATATGGATTAACATTTTCTACTCTTGATGCGTAAGGTTGTGTTATATAATCTGTTTCTGAGTAATCTAATGTTAGAAGCCTACCTGTTTTTCTAATATTTTGACCATCAATATCTGTCAAGAAATTAATATCTAAATTTGGATTTGCTGTTTGACCAATACCTATAAATGATCTAGATCCAACAACAAAGTCTAAACAAGTAGTGTAATGGCCTGGTCTTAAGTATCCAGCTTTAGCATCAATACTTGCAGAAAAATCTGGATGTCCAATTTGATGAGCATCATGTTTCTTAAAGTTATCTACAAAAAATCCTGACTTAAATCGATTCAAACCATTAGCATCTGTAATTTGTAAATTTGCGGTATCTTGCTCAAGAAGAGAAAGTGCAGTATAATATTCGACTTGTTCAAGTCTTTTCTCAAGTCTTCCAATATCAGCCATTGTGAAACGTTTATGTTTCGTCCTTACAATTCTAACTTTACTAATATCTCTTAAGAATGGAGGCATTGAAATTGTAGCGACCTCTATTGCATCACTAATTGGTTGTGGTGGTTTTGGATCATCCGATGGAACACCTCTTACATATGCAAAATCACCAGCTTTACTGACAAATAATTTATCTTTTCTAGGTAAGAAATAATTAAAACTTACAACTAAGTTTTCATCAGGAACTAAAGGATCTGGAACATTATTTTCTTGTGATGCAAATGTTCTAGATCTAAAATCAAATGGAGATATTGTTGATGATACGTTATATCCAGCGACTCTAGGACGAATATCAATTAAATCACTTACAGGTGTATTAAATATTCTGTCAGTGGGTATTAGTTTTTCTGATCCAGATGGATAACTTGATGCAGTAAAGAAATCACCAACATCATCTGATGTTACGAAAAAGTTCTTAAATACTATCTTTAATCTGTTTGTTGGTGCTTCAAAATTTCTTTTTCTTTGAATGAATGAAAAATCATAGTAAGTTGGTTTAATATTTGTGGTTAGAGAGAATTGATTTGTAATATTACGATCACCAACTGTGGTTGCAGTCACGAGAGCAGTGATTCCTGATTTTTCAGTTTTGATTTTTTCACCAATTTCAAAAACATTTTCGTTCAAAAGAACAATTCCTAAAGTAGTAACATTTGGTTTTTCAACAACTAATCCAACTGCATTACTCGCTAATCCAGTAACTTTCTCTCCGATAATCAAATCTGAATTGTTTCCACTAGGGCCATCATACGCAGTTAAAGTTAAAGCAGGTAGATCAGGATCTCCAGCATCATTTGATTCAATAACTGCAAGTAAATCACAAGCATCAGGAACATTTAGAGATATTTTACTATCTTGAACTCTAGTTCCAAATACAGAACTTGATGTTAAACCATCATTCAAAGTATTTGTCCCAATACCAGAAGCAGATAGAGTTGATCTATTAACAACTAATACGTTTGAATCTTGTAATTTTTTCTGTTTGGTTTTAACTTTTGATTTAAGAACAGTTGCAAATAGATTTGCTTTTCCTGATGTTTTACTTAATGCTACAAATGTAACTGTTTTCTTATCAGCAGCTATAGTAATTTGACTCTGTTTTAATGGTTCAACCGATCCATCATCATATGATATGAAATACCTTTCTTCATCAAATGGTTGGAAGAATAAATCCGCACCAGCATTAGGTGATGTAAATTGATTATTTGCAACTGTAATATCACTATATTGTTTTCTTAATTGAATTGTTGTGTTTGTAACATCAAGACTTTCAAGATTTTTGCGACTTACAGGTGTAACAAGACTGTTTGAACCTACTTTAAATGAAGGTGATCGAAGAACAAGATCATTTACATCAATTGAGCCTGGAATTAAACCATTAGAAACTCCACCGTTACATATACCAGCAACAGATGTAACACCAACAACATTAATTGTATCACCGTCAGTTGAAATACCTGTGATTCGATTGAAACGAGGAACAGTTTCGCCAGGCACAGTATAACTGACAATATTATTTGATGTAATAATACCAGCAAAGTTTTGACCAGTTGCGGTAATGACACCAGCGTTTCCAGATGTATTACTTAATCTGAAGTTTCCTGATACGAGATTACTAAGTCTGTTAGTATTATTAAGTAAAATGTCGGCTTCAAATGTGGATACACCAACTGCACTCTTTACAGATTTAACATCATTAAATGTAAAATTATCAACCTTCGTAAGAACTCTTCCGTTTTGAACACCATTAATTAATATTGATTCATCTTTTAAAAATGTGCCATTGACATCAATTAAACTTAAATCTGTTACATTTGTACCAGCAGATCTCACAAATCCTGATGCACCACTTCTCGCACCTTGAATATGAGTTCCAAGTGTTACGGATGTAATTGCAGTTCCAACTTTAATATTTGTAAATGTTTTGATATCAAATAAACGAGCTTCATATTGAGTTTTTTGATTTACAAAACTACCAGACTGTGCTTTAAAATCATAAAGTCTTGCAAGTCCGATTTCAGTCCCACTTCCACCTCTTCTTTTATCAAGTAATGCTACAGTTGCAGTAGTTCCAATTCCTAAACTGGGAGATCCAAAAATATTATTGACAAATAAAGGATCGCCTGTTCTGTAAGTTACAGCTTCTTGTTCAATTGTTTTTGTAGTTCTTGGTTTTGGAACATCAATAAAAGCACTTGCGATTCTTTCAACTTTATATCCTTTTACATAGGCTATACCAGGCGATACTTGAATTGTGAGTAAATTATCTGATGGAGTATTACCTTGAGCTGTTTTTTGTTCTGATGTATAAATTCCTTTATTTCCAATCTGATCATTTAACGATTCTTTTGCAAAAACTTCAAAAGGTTTAACATAATAATCTCCTGATTCATCAAAAGTTCTTTGTGCTAAAGTATCATTAATTAAATTATATTGAGTTTCCTCTGCAAATGATTGCAATTCACCCTGTTGAACACGAGCAATTTCTATAAAATTCTGATCATTAGTGTCTTTTAAGTCTTTTTTAGCTAAACTAATTTTAATTTGAAGACGATCTGCGCCAGGTGCTGCAAAGTTTGTAAATCCTGATGCATTATCGTTTAAAGATGGATCTTCGTCAGCACTGATAAAACTTTCTTGAACATCGAATCCAATACGATAGTTTGGAGAGTTGCCATATTGATCAAGAATTAAAGTCTCACCTTGAACTTGAGCAAAAGTTCCACGAACAAAATATACACCTTCTCCGATTGACATTGCAGATCCAATCGCATTTGAACCGAAAGCTAAGGTGTTTGCAAATGGTTCATTTGCTGCAATAACACTTGCACCATAAACAATATCTTTATTTGCAGATAAACTTTCTCCATCACTAAAGTTTTCAGTTGTAAAATCAGTTCCAGATTGTTGATATTTAATATAAAGAGTTAAATTATCTCTATCAGAATCTATCTTTGATAAAACTTTTAAAATTGTTGCCGTTACACCTGATCTTCCGCCTGTAATTCTTAATCCAACTAATTGATCTGTATATAAAGATACTGGAATACCTAAAAATGTATCTTCAATTTGAACACATGTATAATGACTATCATAACTTAAGTTGCCTGGAATTACCTTAGAACCCTCTTTAAAAAAGTGAGTTCCAAATTGTTCAATCTGATTTTGTAAAATTGATTGTAGAGTACTTAATTCTCGTGCCTGAACTGGAGATCCTGGCTTAAAAAGAACTCTATAAAAATTTTTATTTTTATCAAAATCGTCAAAATATGGGCTGACGTTTAGATTGGTTTCCTGTGGCATGATTCTTTAAAATTCCAGTACGATCTTGATGTCTTCTTTCTGTTGAGAACTACGAGTTACAGCAGCTCTGTTATCAACGTATATAATGTCACCACTATATTTTTCAACTTCGGGATTTGCAACACCTTTCACAAAACTCATTCCTAAATTATAAGTCCTACTATTTATTGAGGTAGAGAGACCAGGCTCTAAAGAAGTTCCGAAATTGGTATCTATATTTAGATTACTTGTTCCTCCAAATATAGTTGTTCCAGCACCTGTGGCAGGATCAGCATTAAATCTGAATAACTCAAATCCATATGTAGGTGCAGTCCCATCAGTTGATATTGCAAGTCTGCGATCTTGCCAGTATTTGAGAACTCCTGTGGTTGCATCATAATTAATTACACGACCAACAGCAGTTGATCCAATACCAATCTCCTGAGTTACCTC